CGTCGTTGAAGAGCACGAACGCTTTGTGGGCGGGCAGCGTGAGGGTGCCGCCGACAAGGAACGCCCAGCCGTCGCCGCCGCTTTGTTCCGGGTTGCCCTGACCCATCAGGAAATGGGCATCCGACCCGCTGTCGACTAGGTTCACCCAGCCGGCCGCGGTGAGATCGCCGGAGTAGGCGGGAAACGACGGCGACGCGGTGCGGGCGAACACGTCCGCGACCCCGGGCTGGAAGTGCGCGGACGGCGTGCCGGGCGGCCCGGCCGCGGCACCCCAGGCGGGCGGCGATTTCCCGGACGGCACGTTCAGGTCCCAGCTGTTGCCGGACGAGTCGTGGGCGACGGTGCCGGACGGCTCGTCGAGTTTCCAGAACGCGCCGACACCGGTGGCGCGTAGCACGTCGTCGATGTCTGTGCCGGGCGACAGCAGGCAGATGCCGGGGACCGGGTCGGCGCCGCCACAGGCGTGGTCGCGGCCGTGCAGGATCGGTTTCTGCTGGACGGTCACGGCCAGGGGTTGCTGTCGTAGTAGTGGCGCGGCGACAGGTCGAGCCGCAACGTGACGTCGTCGTAGGCGTCGGTGCCCAACGGGTGCGCCTCTTCGTGGACGCCTTCGACGTAGTAGGGCTCCTCGACGAACGCGCCGCCGCCGGGTGCTGAGACCGTGACCAGCACCGTGTCGGCGATGTCGAGCCTCGACAGCATCTGCCACAGGATCGAGGCGCCCGGCTGGCCGGGCCGCATGCTGCGGAACCCGATCGTGTTGACCCGGTTCTTCGGGTCTTTGTAGTTGTCGACGTAGTAGCTCGCGAACCGTTTCGTCTCGACGAGCGAATTGGAGCCGTCGAGGTTCGACTCGCGGGTCAGGAGGTTCTGCGCCGACCAGGAACGGATGCCGTACTTGCCGATCGACGTGGTGTCTTTGACGAGCTGCCCTTTGACTTCGGCGGCGGTCGGCGGCACGCCGAGCTTGTCGACGTCGCCGGCGTTGCTCCAAAGCGGCGTTGCGGTCGCGACGTTGATCACCTTGGCGAGGCCACGGTCGAACGCGAACTCGCGGAGGTGGACTGTGCCGGTCGGGTCGCCGGCGACAGCTTCGCCGTCGCCGGCCTGCCACTCGGTGTAGTCCCAGCCGGTCGTGCCGCCGGAATGCTCGACGGGGAAGAACCGGGCTAGGCGGCCGTGGAACACGAGCCGGCCGAGACGGTCGGTGTACACGTTCGAGGGTGCGCCGGGGAACTCGGCGTCGGCGGCCTCCTGGATCACGGTGAGGATGTTCTCGCCGGCGCTGTAGACGGTCTCGAACAGCTTGACGTTGCCGGAGAAGAGGTCGTGGTAGTCGACCGGGATGCCGGCGTCGCCGAGCACCTGCAGCATCCGCAGATCGGTTTCGTCGGCGCGGTGGAAGTAGATGGCGTCGGGCTGCTGGGTGTTGGCTGGCGGCTGGTCGCCGAACTCGCCGGGCTGCATCTCGATCGCCGCCAGGATCTCGAAGATGTCGACGCACTGGACGGTCAGCCGGTTCACCTGCTGCGACGGGTCGAACGCGTAGTCGAACTCGTCGATCCAGCCGCGGAACCGCGTGTACCAGGTGTTGGTGACGGGGTTGTGGCGGCCGAGCATGATCTGCAGCAGCGGCTCGAGCTTGCCGTAGAACGGGCCGGCCGGGTTGGTCGGGTCGAGGACACCGTCGACGTCGGCGATCTCGACGGTGGCGCGGCCGGTGTCGGTGCGGTCGAGCTCGAACTGGCGGCCCCGGTCGATCGTGTACGACGTGACGAGGTTCGGGTAGGCGTCGTCGAGGCGTGTCCAGGTGGGTGACCAGACGAGCGACGGGTCGTCGAACGCGACCAGGACGCGCCCGGCCGGCGGCACCTAGCGCGCTCCGCGCCGAGTGTGCGCCCTGGCGGTGTGCCGCTTGGCGAGTTGTTGCTCGAACGCCTTGACGTCGGTAACGCCGTGGAAGTGCATGGTGTTGCCGGTGACCAGCGTCCCGCCTGCGCCGGCGAACGCTGCCGTGTGGCGCGGCGGGACCGTCATGCCGGGTCCGATGGTCGCGAGCCGCTGGTTGAGTTCGCGCCGCTGCTGCGGGCTGAGCCCGAGTCCCGCGAGGATCTTCTGGCTCGAGGTGTGCGCCCACTTCGACAGCTCGCCGGTGCCCTTTCCGAGCTCCTGGTTGATCGCGGCGAGCATGTCGTGGATCTTCTGGCGCACCTCGGGGCCGAGCTTCCCGAACCGGCCGGCGATCAGGTCGGCCATCCTGCCCAGCAGCCGCATCTCTTTCGGGGTGTCGAGGATGGTGCCTTTGATCGCGGCGCGCACCTGCCCGAGCTGGGTCCTGAGCGACCGCAAGCCTGGGACGAGGTCTTCGCCGGTCGGGCCGAGGCCGAGCAGCCCGAACTGGCGGGCCTCGCGGGCGGCCGCTTGCCGTTCTGCTCGCCGCTGCCGCGCCTGTCGGCGCAGGTCGGCCTGCTGTTTCAGGATGCCCTGCACTTGTTTCTCGGCGTCCAGCAGCTTGCGGCGCAGGTCGAGGTTGTTGCGGGTGTGCGCGATCCGCTGCCTCAGATATGCCTCGAGTTTCCGCAGCGCGGCGAGGTCGTCGGCGAGTGTCGCGGTCAGGGTGGCTTTGTCGACGTTGAACTCGAGCAGGTCGAGCACCGACGGGCCCGCCTGTTTCTTCGCTCGAGCGGCGGTCGTTCCGACTCCAGGGAAGCCGCCGCCACCGCCGCCACGGGGCAGCTTCGGGCCCCTCACCTTCGCCGGCGCGGTCGTCGCGTCGGCGACCTTGGCGGCCTGCGCCTCGAGGTCTTTCAGGTCGGCCTTCAACGCCGCCTTCGCACGCTGGAACGGGCCGCCACCCAGGAACTTCGGCAGGTGCGAGAACGCCTCGACGATCGCCAACGCCGTGTTGTCGAACCCCTCTTGCAGATAGATCCATAGCCCCGCGAAGAACTTCTTGACCTTCGTCCAGTGGGTGACGACGTAGGCGGCGGCGATGCCGGCCGCGACCGCGAACGCGCCCCAGCCGGACGAGATCAACGCGGCCCGCCAAGCGGCAGCGGTGCCGGCCGCAGCAGCGATGTTCGCGAGCTCAATCGACACGGCGGCGCCGACGCCGGCGGCTTTGAAGCCGAGCCATGCGCCGGCCGCGCCGGCGAGCAGGTTCTTCCAGCCGCCGACCACGCCGGCGAGCCTGTTCAACGCGTCGTAGACGCTCTGGACGGCGTCGGCGGCGGTCTTGAACGCGTCCGCGATCTTCTGCTGGTTGCCGGCCCTTTGCAGCCAGCGGGTCAGCCGGCCGAGCAGCCGGTTCAGCATCGGCAGCAACGCCTGACCGACGATCTTCTGGGTGTTGAACCAGGCCGCGCCGAACTGTTCGGCGGCGGTGGTGCCCGCCCGAGCTTGGCCTGCCATCCGCTGCTGCGCCTGCCGGATCAGGTCCCAGCCGTGCGCGGTCTTCGACAGCCCTGGCACGGCCCGCCGCAAAGCCGTTTCCTGGCCGCCGAACACCTTCGCGACGGTCTGGGCGGCAGCCGACAGGTCAATGCCCTTCGCGCGCGCGATGTCGGCGCTGAGCCCTTGCAGCCTCATCGCCTGGTTGATGTTGCGGGTGCCGCGATCCAGGACGGTCAGCGACTGGATGTACTGCTCGCTGTTGAAGCCGAGCTTGGCGTAGCCGTTCGCGGCCTCCTCGATCCGGTCTCTGAAGTCGCCGAACGCCGCCCCCGACGTTTTCATCTGGGCGGCTAGCGACCGTTGCGAGACGGCGGCGTCGCGGGCCGCGTCGACCGACTCGCGCAGGAAATGGCCTGCCGACGCGAACGCCAGGAACCCGCCCGACGCGAACGCGATCGACCGGCCCAGACCACGGAAGATGCCGGAGCCGGCGGCGGCGCCACGGCCGACTCTGCCCATCTCCTTGCTGAACGTCTGGGCGCTCCTGTTCGCCGTCTTAAGCGACCGCTCGAACGAGCTCGCATCACCGACGACCTCGACGACGAGCTTTCTAGCCACGGGCGTTAACGCTCTCCTTGGCGTAGTCGAGCATGCCGACGTAGCCGGCCATCGACCAGTAGCCCCGCTCGAGCTGTTCCATCGTCACGCCGGGGAACCAGTGCGCGAGCCACGGCTGGAACATCACACCGGGGCTGCGAAGAATGTCTCTGAGCTCGAGGGCTCCGGTGGGGTCGATGGCGGCGAGGAACCGTTGCTCGGTGATCTCGATGGCTCGCTGGGCGGCGGCTCTTCCGCCGTTTCCGGCGTAGGGTTTGGCGGCCCCTCTTCGAGCCCCACGATGTGCAGGTCAGACAGCGACATGTCCATCACCAGCCGGACGATCCGGTCGACGTTCCACGACGGGTTGCCAGCCCGGATCGACGTCGCGACCAACGCCAACAGGACGGGGGCGCGGTCCGCTTGCAACGCGTCGTCGGCGACCTCGTAGAACTCGCTGAGCGACATGCCGCAGATCCGGTCGATCAAGACGAGGTCTTTGCCCATGTCCGAGATCGACCAGGGGTAGAAGCGGTCCTGGTACTCGAACCCGTCGACGTCGGTCATAGCCGTCCTCCCCTGTTGAAGTCGTCGGCGATCCCGTCGAACAGCACCTCCACGGCCCGCTCGACGTCGCCGCGGTGGCGATCCAACGCCGGCTGCATCGCCCGGTCCATCAGCAGATCGGCGAGGTTCGGCCGCCGGCTACGGCCACGACCCCTGGTTCCTTTCTGGCGTGGCGCGACGTAGACGAGTTTCTGGGTGACGCCGGTCCGCATCCGCGCCCACTTCGGGCTGTTCGCCATGTTGCGGATCGTGGTGAGCGCCATCTGTTCCGCATCGGAGCGAACCGGCTCGGCGAGCTCGCGGAGCGTCCGCCGCCACCGAAGCCGGGTGTCGCGGTCGGCCTTGGCGAACGCCCGCGACAGGTCGCGCTGGCCGCGGACAACAACAGCCGGCCCTTCCACGCTATGAGGTGCCCCACTGGAAGCCGCCAGACCCTGTCGCCCGGAAAGTCGCGGTCATCTCGCCGCGCGCGTTCAGCGTGCCCGCCAGCCCGTTGTAGTCGTACAGGGTCGCGGTGCCACCAAACGTCGGATTCGCGGCGCTCGGCGACGCTGACGAGTCGGCCATCACCGAAATCGGGAACGCCGACCCGGACGAATACAGCGGCTGCAGGACACGGTGCGGCTCCGAGGTGCCGAACCCCTGCAGGAACCCGATCGTGATCGTCTGGTCCGACTGGCCGGGCAGATACTCGCGGGTGCCGGCCGGGTTGAAGCCGGACACGTCGACCTGCTCCTTCGTCTCTGGCGTGTCGAGGCTGAACGCGAAATTGGACAGGTCGACGCTGTTGACCAGGATCTTCGCTTTGGTCAGCAGGAACTTCGCCATCTCATGCTCCCTTCTGTGCGGCCGTGGCCGCGTTGGCGGACAGCCAGCAGTGCCCTGGATGCACTCCTGGGTGCGGATGCGGGATGTGCTCAACCCGGTAGCCCCAGCCGTCCAGAAGGCTGCGGCAGGCCGCGAGGTTGTCCAGGTTGTGGATCTCGATCAGCAGACGCGGCCGGTGCTTCCCGATCGTCTGGTCGGCGCCGGCGAGCACGTCGACCTCGCCGCCTTCCACGTCGACTTTCACGAAGTCGACCTGTGGCGCGTCGGGGTAGCCGAGCTCGTCGAGCGACGACGCCGGCACGCGAACCTGCCGGTCGGCGGGCCCGTGCTGGTCCGGGTAGGCGGACGCTTGTTCGGAGCCGGGGTAGAGGTTGAGCGTCAGCACCGCCGGCCGCCGGTAGACCGCGAGCTCGAGCACGCGGACGTTCTCGCGGCCGTTCGCGCGCTGACGGAGGATGGGCGTGATCTGCGGGTTCGGCTCGAACGCGTGTACCTCGGCGAACCGGTTGGCGAGCAGCGTCATGAAGGACCCCTCGTTGGCGCCGACGTCGAGGGCGAGCTCGCCGTGGTCGGGGACGAGGTGGAGCAGCCAGGCTTCGGCTTCGCTCACGCCACCGCCTCCAAAACCTGAGTCGTCGACGACTTAGATCCGAGTAGCGGCTGCCAGTGGGTCCGTGCGACCGTGTCGGTGTCGTAGGCGGCCGCGAACCGCACACCCCTGTCCCGCAGTGGCCTGTCGTCGCGGGCGGCGTAGGAGGCTTCCAGCGCGTCCACGATCCGGCCGACGTGCGGCACCTGGAACCAGGCGTCCTGCAACGCGTCCCACCACGGGTCGCCGGCGACGAGCCAGCCCGCCTGGCAGAGCTCCCGCATCGCCGAATGATCCGACGTGATGACCGGCACCCCCGACGCTTGCGCCTCCAACAACGGGATGCCGAACCCTTCGCCCATCGACGGCATCAGCAGCACGTCGAACGCCTGGTACATGAACGCGACCGCCTCCGAGCTCTGCGGCAGATGCCAGTTGGCCGGGTGCGGAAACCAGGTGCGGCCCTGCGGACACTCGCACGCCTCCGCCAGACGGTCGAGGTTCATGCCGCCCATCGCCGGCGCCGTCTCGGTGTGCACATAGAGCCACGCGTCGCGGCGGGTCTTCGCGAACCGCGCGAACGCGAGGAACGCCTGCGGGAACGCCTTGCGCGGCATGGCCGGGTTGCCGGTGTTCTGGGCGACCATGCCGACCAGGAACGCGTCTTGCGGGACGCCGAGCTCGTCGCGTGCCCGCCCGCGCAGATCGGGCCGCGGCCGAAACAGGGTCGTGTCGACCGCGTGCGGCACGTACAGAGGGTCGAGCCCGGCGTCCCGCATCTGGGCGACACCGAACCTGCTCATCGCGACCGGCGTGACCTGCTCATGGGCGAGCACCTTGACGGCCGCCGGCGGCGCCGGCAGATGGTCGACGGGCGCCCACACCGCCACCTCGAGCCCGTCGGGCCACAGGTCGGGCTTCAGCACCCACGCGTCGCAGAGCGCCACGATCAGGTCGGCCTGGTGCGCCTCGGCGAACGTCGCCAGGTTGTTGTTGCCCCAGTTCGAGTCGCAGGGGTAGCAGGTGATGCCTTCCCAGCCGGTCGCGTGGCCGTGCTGCCCCCAGTTGCAGACGACCGCGAGGTCGTGGCCCATCGCGGCGAGCCGCGGCAACGTCAGGGCGGCCTGCTGGCCGTAGCCGGACGGCAGCCACGGCGGGTTCCCGAGCCAGAGGATTCTCATTGGATCGTCCTTAGCCGCCACTCGCAGCCGAGGTAGTCGCCCGGGTACGGCTGGAACCCGGACCGCTCGTCGACGGCCGAGCCGCCGACGACACCGCCGAACGACGGGTCGGCCTGCAACGCGACGATCACCGATGCGGGCCCGTCGACGTCCATCAGCCCGAGCAGCACCTCCTGCGCGCCGACATCGTCAGGGCTCGCGACGCGGGCACGGACGGTGAACGTTTCTTCCCAGCCGGCCTGCGAGACGGGCAGTCCCGACGGGCCGCCCGGATACACGTCGATCGACGGTGGGGTCGGGCCGCCGTTCCAGAATGCGGTCACCTGCAGCCCTGCGACCTCGGTCGTGAGTGGGTCGAGGCTGGCCGCTATCGCTTCCATGATCTCGGCCAGCCCCGCCACCTAGGCGACGCCTTCGTGGAGCCGCAACGGGTCCAACATGCGGTGCCACCGCATCCACGAGTCGTTGCCGGCGTACGCCAACAGGTCCGACGCGAGCAGGGCGGCCCCGAACGTCGCGTAGCCGAGGTTCCACAACTCGCGTGCCCGGCCGTAACAGACCAGCACCGTCAACGGCGACGGCGTGTCGGCGTCGTAGACGAGGTCCCAGTTGATCTCGGTCGACGCGCCGTCCAGGCACAGCTGCGCCTGCTCGATCTGCACCGCTGTCGGGCTGCGGATGTTCAGGCGACGCAGCAGCTCGTCGGTCGTCCCGTACGCCACCCTATTTCGCCTCTTTCTCCTTGCCGGACTCCTCCTTCGCCTTCGCCTTGGCTTTCGGTGGTGCCGGCTCCTCCTCTTCGATCGTGCCGGCGGCCGCCTCGAGCCCGGCGTCGGTGCCGCCCGTCCCCTCTTCGGATGGGTGCGGCTGCCCGACCACCTGCTGATTCGGCGCGTCCCAGACGGTTCCGCCCGACTGCTCGGGGTTCGGCTCCGACGGCGTCACCTCGGTTTCGTAGTGGTCGTCGACCGGGTCGCCGGTCGGCGAGTCCTGCTCGACCACCTCGGTCGTCTGATGCTCGTCGAGCGGCTTCTCGTCGGCCATCTAGGTGACCGTCACTTTCACGATCCCGGTCGACTCGACGATCAGCGACGCGAAATACCCCGCGTAGGCGATCTGGACGCCGAGCACGGACGGCTCGACGACCTGCAGCGACCCGATCCGGTCTTCGTACACCTCGGCGGCGGCGGTCGACATCACCACCAGCCTCTTCGTGGCGCCGAACCCGGACGTGATGTAGATCGGGATGCCGGAGATCGAGCCGGCGGCGCCGAGACCGAACGCGGCGGCCGAGAATCCCTGGCCCTGCTGGTTCATCGGGTTGACCGGCTGGAACAGCGGCCCGAGGATCCCGAGCACGTCGGGGCTGGCGACCGCCAGCACGCGGCCCTGCCCCTTCGTGGCCGTGTACACCGACGCGGCGGCCGTCCAGAACTGGGCGGCGACGACGTCGCCGGTCGGCGATGCCGGGATCGTCGGCCCGGCGGTTCCGCCCGTGTAGAACGCCTGCACGGCGGTCGCCTCGGTCGTGATCGCGTACTGCGCCGCGAGGTCCTGGATGACGATGTCCATGATCGCCGGCTGCGACCAGTCCAAATCCTGGCGGCTGACGTTGACGTAGCCGCCGATCGTCGCCGGCGTGACCGTCAGCTTGCCGATCGTCATCTTCTGGCTGACGAGCTCCGCCTTCTCAGACGCTTGTGCGCCGACAGCGGTGTGCTGCGTCACCTTCGGCCGGCTGAAGCCGGTGCCGGGCAGCTGCCTTGGCCCGAGCGCGTTGACCAGCGGCCGGGCGGCGTCGATGAAGTTGACGACCGGCCCCAGGATCGGGGTCGGCAACAGGCCCGGGTTGTCGGACGTCGTCTGGTGGGATGCGGCCCGGTTGTAGGTGTCGAGCCTGCGGACTGCCTCCTCGGCGCCGAGCCCGGCCTTCCACATGTCGAGCACGTACTCGCCGGCCGACCGGTACTCCACATCCTTGGGGCGGCCCGGCTCGGTCATGAACTTCGCGACCGCCGCGATCCGGTTGCTGGAGTCGATCGAGATCTTCCGTGCTTCCTCGAGCGGCTGCATCAGCGTGTTGCATTTCGCGATCCGGTCGCGGGCGTGGGTTACGAGCTCGAGCTGGTCTTCGCTGAGGTCGTCGCCCTTCTCTTCGGCGGCGCTGACGACGCCGTCGATGAATTGCTGTCTTTCCTCGATCTCGCTGACGTAGCGAGCGAGCATCGTGTCGGTCGAACGGACAGACATCGTGGGGGTGCTCCTTCCAACGCGAAAGCGAACAAAGGCACAAGCTGATCGCGATCTCGCGCTTCCCCCACTGGCCGACCGGACGCCCGTCTGGGCTGACTACACGGTGGAAAGTTCGGCGCTACCGGTGACTATAACGCGCGTCGATGTCGGCAAGCTGCCGGCGCCACTGCTCGACCTGCCAGCGGTCGCGGTTCGGCGTCACCGTCGCCGCCTCGCTGGCCTTCCTGACCGCCAACACGCCGGCTTCCTCGTAGGCGGGGTCGGGCGTCAACGCGATATGCGCCAGGTACAGCCGGTTCAGCCTGCGCCGCGACCGTGTCTCCCACGTCTCGGCGCCCGCCACCACCGACCCGTAGCGGCCGTGCTTTCGCAGCAGCGTGAATCCCGCCGACGCGCCCAACACCCCGTCGTCCGCCAACACCAGTGTCTCCTCGCCCAGCGCGGTCGCGGAGATCCGCAGCTCGGCGACGAGACC